GTGCGCCGGTTTACTAAGCTTCGGCGTGAGGCGGCTAAAACGGAATTCAATGCAATCGTTCACAACCGCATGCGCGATATCGTTGCGACTGATCCAAGCCCAAGCAACGCAATTCAGGCGGCTAAGGTGTGGGCCGGCATCCTGGGAGAAGAGCTATCGAAGAAAGGCGCGTCCGTTGCGGTCTCGATCAACTTTGAATCCATCGTGCGCAAGGCGGAAGAGTCCGGACATGCGCTTGACGAGAACACAACTCTCTATCCGGGGTTTGAATAAATGATTCGAATTAAGAGTTATGAACCTGATTACATGGATGTCCGCGTATGTGAGTTACGAACGGAAGTAGATACGACATATTTTTTCACGCGGGCAATTCTAACGAGGCGGGATTGTGAGTATTTCAATGGCGACGTGAGAAAGCTTTGGCGGATGAAGCTGAAGATTGCGCGACAGAGATTGCGTGATGAAATTCGGGGGAATCAATGACCGATCCAAACGAACTAACTCGGTGGGACAGGGTGATTCTTGAAGCCGGCGTTACGTGCGTGATCTTGGAGACGCGAGACGACTTGACTTCGGCGGCGGCGGATATTGCGGCGCTTGATTCGTTTCAGATTATCGAGGCGGCGCGCTTAATGGCCGAAGCACAGACGACGTTGCGGACGTTTGAACGATGGGCCGCTCTTCGCGAGGGGAAACTATGATTAACTGTCTAATTCGACTTTGGAGAGCACTGAAGGAAGACCCATATCCAGACCAAACCGGAAAGAAAGCGCGTGATGAGCAAGGGGGATTCTTTTCGTGAGTCGCAAGTGTACGCACTGTGGAACAGAGAATCCGAAAGTGGTTTGTTTCGTTCTTGCGCTCATGTTCAAGGATTACGTTTGTATCGATTGCAGCCAAAAGGCCGCGTGGTTTTTTGCCGCCGCTTGGAACGCAACGAAAAAGGGGAATGGGTATGCGAGTGACAATCCCAGCGCAAGTTAGTTTCGAGCATTTGATTGATACGTTCTGTCGGTCGGCTCCGCAAGTCGATGCTTGCGAGTACACGCGATTCGACATTGACCGCATAAGCCGGGCGCTGGGATACATGAACGCTAAGCTTAGCGAGTACGAAAACAAACAGGCGCTTCATCAACTCGCGCCTTAGCAATGAGCAAAATTCAAACACAAGCAATTCTGATTTTCAAGCGGTTTCTTGACGTGTTCGCGCGCGAGTGTCTAAAGATCCAGACAAAAGCGGGAACACTTGTTCCGTTCGTCTTCAATCGCGTCCAGCGCAAACTATGGCTCTTGCTTCAGGAAGACTTGAAGGCCGGCAAGCCTATCCGATGGTCAATTCTCAAGGCGCGACAAATGGGAGTATCAACTTTCATCGCCGCGCTGTTCTATTGGATCGCTTCCTTTCACGCCCACAAGGGATGCCTTGTCGTTGCGCATGATGCCGACTCCGCGCAAGGTCTATTCGAAAAGCAAAAGATGTTTTACAAGGCGTCGCCGCAAGAAGTTCGTCCGATGCGCAAGCTTGACAACCGGATGATTCTTCACTTCGCGAATCCTGATAGTGACGGGACGCTGGGACTTGAATCGAAGATCGGAGTCGATACCGCGGCGAATAAAAACCTGGGAGCGTCGTTCACGATTCAAGCCGTGCATCTTTCCGAACGCGCCCGGTACGAAGACGTTAATCCGCAATGGGCCGCGTCAGTAATTGCGTTGAATCAAGCTATCCCGGAATTGCCGGGAACGTTCGTAATCAAAGAAACCACGGGGCAAGGCGAGGGGCCGTTTAAGGACGAGTGGGACGATGAAGACTCCAACGAACGGAAGATATTTCTTTCCTTCGTTGCAGAGGATGAGTACCGCCTCGAACTTGAGCCGGATGAATATTTCCGACTTTCGGACGTTGCAGATACGCTTTATGGCGACGAAGAGGAACAAGCCGAATATATCCGGGCTCAAGTCGTTTATTGGTTTCCGGAGTGGGAAGCGAGGACGCCGGAGAATATCAAGCGGATTGAACACGAAGTTATGTGCCGGCTCGCGTGGCGTCGTTGGTACATCGTCAACAAGTGTAAGCGCGATAAGAACGCCTTTGCTCAAGAGTATCCGCTTACGCCAGAACAGGCGTTCGTTGCGACGGGCTCAAGTGTATTTGACGCCAAGGAATTATCTGACCGGCGGAAGCAGCTTCGCGAACGCGACAAGGCGAACGAGACGGAAGGAATAACTTACCCCGTGCGCTATCGGTTTGCGATGAAAGCGAGCGATGACCGCAAGGCTGATCCGAATTGGTGGCAACACGCATTCTATGAGGCCGGCTATGGGCCGCTGTCGATCTATGAAGATTCAATTCCCGGTCGGCGTTATGTGATCGGCGCGGACGTGTGCGAAGGAATCCAAGACGGCGACGATTCCGGAGCCTGCGTTCTGAAGTGTCCGGATTTAATTCAGGTTGCTTCCTTCCGGGGCAACATCGACACAGACACCTATGCGGATATTCTGTTCGCGTTGGGGCGGATCTACAACGGCGCTTTGTTGGGCGTTGAAGTGAACAGCGTCGGCAAGGCGACTGTGATGCGTCTACAGCGTCTCCGGTATCGGCCTCTTTACATGCGGGAATCACTCGTACACGCGGACGTGTCGAAGCGGGTTGCGGCCTACGGATGGCGCACGACTGAGACAACGAAGCCGATGCTAATTGGCGATTTGAAAGGCGCGTTGCGCGACGATGAAATAACCCTCTTGGACATTACCACGATTGAGCAGTTGATGACCTACAAAAAACTCCCCGATGGAACACTCGGTGCCGCTCCGGGTAAGAAAGACGATCTTGTTATAGGCGTTGGAATCGCCGTTCAAATGGCGCGTCAAGTCAATATTCCGAAGTCCTCACAACCTAAAATATATCCTCGCGGATCAATGGGGCACGCTTTGCGTGAGCTGGAAAGGCACGCTGGGCGCGGATTGCGAAAATAAGTCACGAGCCCTCTTGAAATACGACACGGTTTCCATGCTAAGGTCGCTCTTGTGATTTAAGAGGGCGGAGAGCATGGCTTATCCAAATCGGAAACGTGAGACGCAAACGGGCGGGGAAACTTACGCCCTTTGGCAGACGCGCGTTACCTCCGCGTTGCGTTACCGCAAGGATCATCCGAACGGCGATCAAGCTTGGAAAGACGGCTATGAAATGTTCAAGGGAAACCACTGGGGAATCTACAATGCGTCTCAGGATCGCATTAACTCCGCAACTCCGAACGATCTAATTACTGTCAACATTACCGGCTCGAACGTCCGCTCACTACTTCCCTTCCTCGTCAATCGAAACCCGCGAATCATTGCAAAGCCCCGGCGCGCCGAATTCATCGTCTCCGCTGCGTTGCAACAGGAAATCCTCAATTACGAATGGCGCGAGCGGAGGATGCAGCGACAGATTAAGCGCGTTGTTCTCGATACAGTTATCTGTGGGCACGGCATTTGCAAGACTGGATTCAACCTCGAAATTGATGAATCGAAGAATAAGAAGCGCGACGGCGTTCTTGAGTTTCGCGATTACGTGAAAAAGGAAGCGCCGTATATCAAGCGTGTTTCCCCGTTCAAATTCATCAGCGATCCGGAAGCGCCCGAACACGATTTGAACACGTCGCGATGGTGCGCGGAGATTTTCTTTAAGCGTCCGGAAGATGTGCTTGCGAACGCTCGTTACGCGCAGGACGTTTTGACGAAGGTAAGGCGCGGCGACTATCAGCCTGGGTGTATTCCCACGTATGAGGCGCGCAATCTTGATGCATCGCTCGCGTCGCTGCAAGACAGCTATGGCGAGGATCGTGAATTGTGGGTGTTGTACGAGTTGTGGGATAAGAAATTCGAAAAGTATTACGTCTTCCTTGATGGCGTTGAACCTCCGATCTTGGAGAAAGCAACGCCTTACGATTATCTCGACGGACTCCCTTACACACGCTGCGACTTCATCAACGTTCCCGACGAACCTTACCCGCTGGGTTTGCCGGCGTGGATCAAAGATCAACAGTTTGAGTTGAACCGCGTTCGTACTCGCTGGTTCCAACACGGACGGCGATTTAATCGGAAGTACGAAGTTCTTGCTGGCGTTCTTGGAACAGGCTCGCGGGAAATTCTTGAAAGCGGTGAAGACGGTTCCATCGTCGAAGTCGAAGAAATGGGACGCATCAAGCCGATTGACGACGCTCGCGTATCCAACGACCAAAACATTATCGAATCGCTAATCAAACAGGATATCCGCGAACTGTCCGGGCTCGACGAATTGGCACGAGGCGGAAATCTTCAGTCACGCGCCACCGCAACCGAAGTCGAAGCGCGCACGGGCTTGTTGAATTTGAAGACGGACGAGCATTCGGACGCTGTTGATTCCTTCGTATTCGAGACAGTAACGCAGGTCTCGCAGCATGTGAAGGCGAATTATGTCACGGAGAAGGTCGTACAGCTTACCGGGCCTCGCGGTCAATTCTGGGTGTCGTACTCTAAGGAAGATATCCAAGGGGAAGTCGATCTTCAAATTGAAACCGTGTCGGCTCCGAAG